TAGTACAAATCAACTTAATATTATTGTAGATGATACTGCCGCTATAGTAGGAAAAGGAGGCGCCGGTGGTCATGGTTATATGTGGGCATCTGGATCAGATTTTACTGACACTGGAGATATAAGTGCATTTGATAATAATGGATACACCGGAGGGCCTGCTATTGGTAGTAGTGATATGGGTACATATTTTGATACTTTATCATTTAATAATTCTGGTATAGTGTATGGAGGTGCTGGTGGTGGTGGAGGAGGCGTTTTAGGGGTAAGTGCTAGTAATATGCCAAATGTCCAGTACTTATCTGGAGGATGTGGAGGTGGTGGAGGAGCTGGTATTCATGCCGCTAATTATGGTACAGCTGGATTAGCAGCTGTAAGTTCAGTAACTACAGAAGAAGTAGCTGACGATAAAGCTAGTGTCATTGAAACAACAGTGTACACTCAACATAGTGACTATGCAGATATATATTTACAAAACGGTAGTGCTGGTTCTGGTGGAGGAGTCGCTGGAGCTGGTGGTGGTTTTAGTACTGGTGGATCATATCCTACTGTTACCCTTGGAAGTGGTACTGTTGATATTACTACATATCCAGCGATGACTGGATTGAGTGGAGGTGGATTGGGCCAATCCGGTTCTTCAGACTCTGAAACCATTCCTGTAATTGGTAGTTGGACACCTGGGTCATCATTTGGAACAGTAAGTTCTGATTGGGCAAGAAGAGAAGGTGGTGAAGTTGGTCCATTAGTAGATAACAACACTTCACTTGGGCAAATAATTACAGCAGGTAGTACCGGAACGTTTTCATCAATGTTGCAGTAAATAAGTAGAGGTCAACTAGTTACGTAATAAGTATTAGTATGAAGTTTAGTACTTGTGCACAATCAGCACTTGCTTTATCTAAAAATTATGCAGAAGAGTTTAAGTGNAGGTATACTGGTACTGAGCACTTACTACTTGGTTTAATTGAATGTGAAGATACTTTCTTAGAGCAAACATTTAAGACTTTAAAAGTAGATTCAACTAATCTTAAGGATGTAGTAATTAGTATTCTTAATATAGAAGAAAATAGTAAGTTATTTAAACCTGGTAAATCNCCTAACTTTACTCCGAGAGTTTTTCGTATAATCGACTTCGCGAAAAATCTAGCAGAGAAACTCAATAAACAAACAGTTGGAGTTATTCATTTGTTTTTATCCTTGTTGTATGAAAATGATGGAGTAGCAACATCTATACTCACAGAGTATGGTTTAAACTTTGATAATGTTAAAGATGCAATTCAGCAAGAGCTAGGTGATATTGAAACAGGTGCTCGAGTATACTCTAATCTACCGGAGAGTTTAGAGTCTTACTTTATAGATTTAACTCATCAAGCTGCGACAAACTCACTACAACATACATTCTCAAGAGANGCAGAGTTTGAGAAGATATATTTAATATTAGGAAAAAAACATAATACAAATATTATTATAACAGGTGACCCAGGAGTTGGTAAGCGTTCGGTAGTCTATGAACTAGCAAGAAGAATAACCAAGAAACTAACTCCTTTACATTTACAAAATAAAAGAATATTAGAACTCAAGCTTAAGACATTAATTAGTGGAACTAAGTTTAGAGGAGATTTTGAAGCACGTATTGATATTCTTCAGGACTATTTAAAGAAGCACAAAGATGTTATTTTGTTTATTAATGATATTGCTCTTATTACTCGAATAGATGGTACATCTAATATTGAAGAATATTTCAGTGAGTTATTTAGCAGTGATGATATCAACTTCATAGGTACATGTACGTCAGATGATTATAAAAAATATATAAACGACATTACAACCATTAGTTCTAATTTTGAAAACATTACTGTTAGGCAAACTAGTTTCCTTGAAACAAAAGAAGTTCTCTATAAAATGAAGTCGTTCTATGAGAAGTATCATGATGTTAAGTATCAGAATGATATTGTTGAAGATATAGTAAAGCTCTCTACTAGATACATTACAGATAAAAGTCAACCATCTAGTGCGTTAGATTTATTAGATGAGTGTGGTTCGTTTATTAAAAACCAAACAGGAAATACATCCGAAAAATTAATACAGTTACAACAAAAGCTTGAAGATGTTCGAAGACAAAAAAAAATATGCGTTGAGAGTTTTGATTTTGAAGAAGGTTTAAAATTTAAGAGAAGAGAAACAACATTAGCTAATAAAATAAAACGTGATTTAGCTGCTAGTAAAGAAGATGAATTTGATAGAGTTATAACAGGAGAGATTGTTAAAAAGATTTTAAGTAATAAGACAGGCATCCCGGTTACAGATATAAATGGTAGTCACTTACCAGACTTAAAATTAGTAGATAAGTCTATAAAAAAGAAATATGTTTCTCAGCACCATGCTATTAATTCTGTTCTATATCATTTTAAGAGAGTAAAAACTGGATTACAGGATCCTGGTCGGCCATTAGGATCGTTTTTGTTTCTGGGACCTACTGGTGTCGGTAAGACATATCTATGTGAGTTGATAGCTGATCATTTCTTCTACAACAAACAAAATTTTCTAAAGATAGATATGTCTGAATATATGGAGCAACACTCAGTTAGTAAGTTAATAGGCTCTCCTCCTGGTTATGTTGGATATGGAGATCGATCTATTTTATGTGACTATATAAAAAATAATCCTTATTGCTTAATATTATTAGATGAGATTGAGAAGGCTCATCCTGATGTTGTTAATATTTTTCTACAAGTTTTAGATAAAGGTGAACTTACAGATAGTGTTGGTCGAAAGATTAATCTTAAAAATTGTATTATTGCTTTTACAAGTAATATTGGTTCTGACTTATTCGACAAGGAGTCTATTGGATTTGGAGACTCAGCTATTAGTTCTATGGATCTAGAAGTATCCTTACGTAAGTTTTTTAAACCTGAGTTTTTAAATAGATTAGATGAGATTATTAAGTTCGAACATTTAACTGAAGATAATATATATAATTTAGTAGATATTGAGACTGATAGGTTTGTAGAAAAACTTAAAGATAGTAACAATATATTGTTTGTATTGAGTGATGAAGCGAGGGAGTATGTATCCTCCCAGGGATATAGCCGAAAATATGGTGCTCGTTTTTTAAGAAGGTTCTTTGAGAAACATATTGAAGTTGAAGTGGCGTCAATGATAATACAAAAAAAGGACAAACCAGAAAAAATTACTTGCAAAGTACACGACGATAAGCTAATATTTACGTCATGACGGCATATAAATTCCTTATTAAGGATATATACACGAATGAGAAGAGAGAGTTTGAGCACATTTCAGAAAGCTCTGACTCTAGAGTCGCTCATAAAGAGGGCATGCGCAGCATTAAATATGAAGAAGATATTGAAAAGGTGTATACAGATCAAAATAAAAGTTTAAATGTAAAATCATACGATCGTTTAGTTTATGATAAAAGAAAAGGATTTTTAGATTAATGATCGACAATCAATCACCAGTAGGGACCAATATTCTCGTATTCTTTTATTAAGTAACAGTTTTTAGACATTGTAGTATAGAAAAGGCGCTGCTTAGCAGCGCCTTTTTGTTAAATATTTATTAGATTAATGGATAAAATTTTATTCAATAAAGATAAAACATATTTGTTGCAATGCTCTGTTGGAAAAAGTGGTGCTTACACAGTTCCTGATACTGTTACTCATATTGGGTATCCATCTGGTACTGCTTTCTCTGCCTGTGAGGAATTGACGAGCGTGACGATCCCTGCTAGTGTGGAATGGATGGGAACGAACGGAATCCGATGGATTGGTATGTTCGCAGGCTGCAAAAAGCTCACAAGCATTATCGTACATGAAGATAATGCGTGGTTTTCATCTGAGGATGGAGTTTTATTTAAAAAGCTAAAACAATTTTATATGCTTACCCCGCTGGAAAAACTGGTGACTATATAATTCCTGACGATTGTGTTGAGATTTATGAAGGTGCCTTTTCAGACTGTATCGGCTTGACGAACTTACCGACTCTTACTGGTGTTAATACTATTGGGAAGTTCGCTTTCTCAGGTACTGGTCTGACATCGGCGGCGATTCCTGATAATGTTACCACTTTTGATATGAATGTATTCTCTGGTTGTGAGAGCCTAACGAATATTGAGATAAGCGAAGATAACGCCTTTTTTCATTTGATTAAGTGTCGTACTCTGACACCCTTTTAATTAAATACTTACAGTGATACCTGCAGAAATAATGACAATGGCTGGTGGGTCTATCGTAGGTTTCTTTTTTAAGCTTGTTGCCAAGCGCGCTGAAAACGAACAGAAGCGCTTTGAGATGATGATGAAAGAAAAGAAATTCGCTGATGACTCTGCTGATAAAGCCGTACAGCGTGTAGGTGTAGATGCAGGTAAATGGGTTCGTAGATTAATTGTTGTGAGCGTTCTATTTGGTGTCATCCTGGCTCCCTTCATTACTACATTTATGAATCATCCAATTGTTGTAGAAGAACTAGTTACACGAAAAATATTGTGGGGACTATTAGGAACTAAGACAGAGCCAGTCTTTGTAGAGATAGAAGGTTACCTGTTAGTACCTGAGATTAGACAAGCCTTGACAGCTATTATTGGATTTTATTTCGGACAAGCCACAGTAAAACGGTAAGTTGAATTTTTCAAAAAAATAGTTATATTTATGTGTAGCATGCTTGTTCAGTCGTGACCTGTTATTCAGCTGAATGAAGCATAAATAAATACATCAATGCCACAAAATATTAATTATCTAGACGAGATATCTACCTTTACTTTTACAAGCAAGTATGCACGGTTCAACAAAAGTCTTAATAGAAGAGAGACGTGGGATGAATGTATAAATCGAGTGGCAAAGATGCATGTCGATCAATTTAAGAGGGATTTGCCTCAGGAAGATATTGATACTATTAAGTGGTCGTTCCAGCAAGTAAAAGAAAAACACATTGTTCCGTCGATGAGGTCAATGCAGTTCGGTGGTAAGGCTGTATTGGCACATAACGCTCGTATATATAATTGCGCTGTTCGGCACGTTGATAGTATTAGATCATTTGCAGAGATATTTTATTTACTACTTTGTGGTTGTGGTGTCGGTATTGGAGTATCAAAACACTTTGTTTCTCGATTTCCAGACTTAGTAACATCTAAAGATAAGACTGGGACAGTTGTAACATATGTTGTAGAGGATAGTATTGAAGGTTGGTCTGATTCTATTGAGGCATTATTAAATTCTTATTTTCGTAATACAGCTTTTTCTGGTCGTAAGATTGTTTTTGACTTTAGTAAGATTAGACCTAAAGGAGCTCCTCTAGAAACTGCTGGTGGAAAAGCTCCTGGTTATGAAGGACTAAAGCAATGTCATTTAAAAGTAAAAGAGTTGTTTGATTATAT